AAAAGCTTTGATAGGAGAGTTAAAACCATTAATCGAAAACATAGGAGATGCTACATTAATAGTACCTATGATAAAAGAATATATGGAAATAGGTGTTAAGAACGATGAAGCACTCATTAAACTTGCAACTATTGTACAAAGAATCGAAACTGCTCAAGCTAAAGGAGATGGAAGTGATATGTTTGACTTCTCCGAATTACAAGATCTTTTAGATGAGCAAGATGAAATAAAAGAAGAGATAACAGAAGTAGACAAAAAAGATACCGAAGAAGATGTTTAATTTTGGAGGAGGTATAATAGCCAAAGCCATATCAGCAGCTAGAGGAGCTGGTGCACCCCCTACTTTTAATTTTGGAAGAGTAGTTGATGTGGTATTAGATGAATCTAGTCCATACTGGGATGAATTTGGTAGGTCTCAATCTATAAACGGAATAAGGTACAGACCTTTAGGTCAAGCACATTCGGAAGATGAAGATGCAATACTACCTTTTGCCTATTGCGGAAACACTAATATAGTAAACGTACCTCTAAAAAATGAAATAGTAATTATTACTGCACTACCTTCTGAAAATAGAGCAGCTAATTCCTTACAAACAAAAAACTACTGGTTTTCAATAGTTAATATTTGGAACCACCCACACCATAATGCATACCCAGATACTTTACAATCAGGCACTGGTGCTGCTGATCTAGGAGAAGATTTCGAAGAAGTAGATACTGTCGCTCCTTTACAAACTTACCCAGGTGACGTACTTATATCTGGTAGACATGGAAACACTATTAGATTAGGTGGAACTAAGCATCAATACAATTCTTTAACTGATGATAGTAATAACGGTTCTCCATTTGTAGTTATAAAAAATAAAATGAAAGAACCCGAGGATGGTACATCATTATCATCCGAAGATATTAACGAAGACGGGTCTTCAATCTATATGGTATCAGACCATGAAGTTCCTTTGGAGGAAGCCAACATTAAAGCTGATTCTTGGAAAGAACCCGCTGATTTAGCTTCAGTATATAAAGGAGATCAGGTAGTTGTAAATGGCGGTAGACTATTTTTCAATGCTAAAGAAGAAGGAGCATTTATTGCTGCTAAAGACTATGTAGGTTTAGCATCTGCAGAAATACATCTAGATGGAGATGATATGGTATCAATAGATGGTAAAAAAATATACCTTGGTAGTGTTGCTTTAAATAAAGAAGACGAACCTTTGATAAAAGGTACGACAATGCAAGACTGGTTAAGTATGTTCATGGACACTTTAGACGTTTTAGTAAAGAGTTTAGGCACCCCTGGTGCTCCACCTGTGTATGTAGGTACTCAAGTTACTACCGCTAAAGCTATAAAACCTGCTATAAAAACTTTGAAAGACCAAATTGCATTATTAACCTCTAAAAAAGTATTTACTGAGTAATGCCTTACGTTAATATAAAAGAATCTAAATTAGTAGGAGCTATAGCATCTCAAGTAGGTGATGTGCAAGGTATTCTCACAGACAAAGTATACGACCTGGTTAACGAAAGTATTCAAAAGATAAGAAGAGAAGCTTGCCCACCTTTACCTCAAGCTCAAAGACTTCAACAGAAAGTAAATGCTGTTACTAGCACCGTAGGAAGTATAAGTACTAAAATTAACAAGTTTAAAAAAATTGCAGAAACTATAGTAACTTTAGTAAAAGTTTTTAATGCAATAAAACTATTAGTATTGAAATTACCCGTACCTCAAGCAGTACCTCCTGGAGTAGGTTTACCTGTAGGTTTTTCTATGGTACAAACTGACCTATTACATAAGTTTAAAGAAAAAATAAAACAAAGTCAAGACGATGCTGAAGGAATAGTTGAAGTAGTAAAAGCTTCTGCTCCTAATCTTCAAATGTACGGCAAAATATTAAAAAGAATTAACATAGTGACTAACGGGTGTAGATTGGAAGGGGTACTAAAAAGAGAAGTAGCAAGAGGAAGGTTAACAAACGAAAGATTAGAAGCATTAGGTATACTAAAAGACGGTAAATACTTATTTAGTGAATTAGGACCTAATCTTTTTGAAGATTTTGATTTTACTAGAGGAGGCGACGTATACGAAAATAATAGCGTTAACGGTACGAAAAATAAACAAGAACTAGCTGATAATGCAGAAAACGATTTGCTTGGTGCACTTCAAAAATTAGATAAAGAAGGAATAGATATAGGAGATATATTTAATGCATTTAAAGGTGAAACTGAAGACCAAAGATTAAATAACCCAGATAATTTTTATACTGCTGCAAATGGAGAAGTTTACGAACTTAAAATAAGGTTAGACAAAGACTCTCCAAGTATAGCTCCTAGAAGATTTGCAGTAGCAATAGATAAATCTGGGGTAGAAATATTAAAAGGCCCTAAATCCTTTAGTTCCGATACGAATATTTTGATAGACGAACTTAAATTTAGATTAGATAATCAACTTCCATAACTAAACTATTTATATATATGAAACTCGATAAATTAAGACAAATCATACGAGAAGAAGTAAGAGCTGCAGTTAAGGAGGAGTTACAAGACATGTTAACAGAAGCAGTAAAAATTGCTAGTACTCCTGAAACTAAAAAGCCTACAAACGTTTACCAAGCAGTAAAAAAAGGACAACCTAAAAGGTGGTCAGTTGGAAAAAGTGCTACACTAGATGAAATGCTACAGCATACAGCAGCAACTATGTCTGGTGAAGATGCTAAAAACTTTTCACAAGGTGGAGTTAAAAAACCTAACTTTGCATCCTCAATGGGTGCTCAAATGGGTATGACTGAAAATGCCGGTCCTATGCCTGGTATAGATATAAGCAAATTAGATTTTGTTTCTAAAGCTAAATCAGTTTTAGATGCATCATATAAAAAAGATAAAGCTAGAGGAGTATAATGGCATTTGAGATAAAAAAGATAGACCCTAGAGATTTACAACCAAGAGTTGCAATAGGCGTTAAACTACCGTTTAGCGGTAAAGCTGTCTTTAACTCAACTTTTACCTCAGCAGAAGCAATAAAAAATAATTTAATTAATTACTTTCTTACCGGTAGAGGTGAAAGGTATATGAACCCTACATTCGGTAACGGATTACAAACTTTACTGTTTGACCAACTTACTGAGTCTAAAGTAGCACAAATCGATGCTTTGATAAAAGCAGATTTAGAAGCGTTCTTTCCTAGAGTAGAAGTAGTTAATATTCAAACTCAAGGGGACCCAGAAACAAACACAGTTGCATTTGCTATGTCTTATAGAGTAAAAGAAACTAACATAGAGGATGAACTAGTAATTAATTTTGAACAATAATGGCTGAACAACGAGACATAAAATACATTAATAGAGAGTTTTCAGACTTTAGAACGCAACTTGTTGAGTATGCCAAACAATACTTTCCTGATAGCTATAATGATTTTTCATCTACAGCACCAGGTATGATGTTTATTGAAATGGCATCTTATGTAGGAGATGTTCTATCGTTTTATCAAGACACTCAATTACAAGAGACGTTTTTGCAACATGCTCAAAATCCTCAAAATCTATATACCATGGCGTATATGATGGGGTACAGACCTAAAGTAACTACTGCATCAGAAGTTGAATTAGAAGTTACTCAAGAGGTAGATCCTATAACCGGGGGAGATACACCAGACTTTGACCAAGCATTATTCATATCTGGTGGAGCTGTAGTAGGAGCAACTGATAATAACGAGACTAATTTTATTATAGATTCATCTATAGACTTTAAATTTAGTAGTTCATACGATCCGACTGAAGTTACTATAACGACTATAGATTCAGGTACAAATTTACCTTCTGTGTTTCAACTTAAAAAGAAAGTTAAAGCATATTCAGGTACAGTGAATACGCAGACTGAAGTTATAGGTTCGTCAGAAAAATTTAAAACCATAGAAATTGAAGATGCCGATATAATAAGAGTGTTAGATATTACTGATAGTGATGGTAACATTTACTATGAGGTACCTTTCTTAGGTCAAGATACTATCTTTTTAGAAAAAAATAATCAAAGCTCATATAATGAACTGGTTAAGAGTACTGTACAACTTACCAAAGTTCCTAGAAGATTTGTAACTAGATTTACTTCAACTGGTATTTTACAAATTCAATTTGGAGCTGGAATTATTAGCGCAGACGATGAAGCTTTCTTACCAGACCCTACATTACTTACTAAGTTTGGAAGTCAAGATGCAGTAAATGCTATTGATATAGCGTACGATCCATCTAACGTTTTATTCTCAAGAACATACGGGTTAGCTCCTTCTAATACTACTTTGACTATAAGGTACTTAACTGGAGGAGGAGTAGGTAGTAACGTTCCTTCAAACACCGTAACTAATAAAACAAGTTTAGGTACTATCACTGCTACTGATACTTCTAAAGAAAGTACTTTAGCATTTAATAACCCTAAAGCTGC